TAATGCTCAATATGGTACAGATCTTAATAGTTCAACTTTCAATGATCTTGTAAACAATGGAAGTTGGGTTGATAAAGTTCTAAGAGGCGGTATGAAAAAAGATGAAGAAGGAAACTTTGTCTTTGATGATGCTGGTGGTATAATAGATGGAGGTCTGAAAGGTGCTGTTATAGGCGGAGAAAAACAATACGTCAAAAATGAAGAGGGTGTTGTTGTTCGAGACGCTGAAGGTAAAGCCATTAGAGCTGTTGATGCCGAAGGTAATGAACTTTATAAAGATGAAAAATTCGGTGCTAAAATTGGTAAATGGGCTAATAGTGTTGGACGTTTCTTTACTGGTGGAGATGTTTATGAAACCGATGAAAATGGTGTTGCTAAAGTCGATGCTGAAGGAAATTATGTAGTTAAAGAAACTAAAGGTAATCTGATTGAAAGAACTGGAGCTGCTTTATCCAATGCTGGAGATTCTATTAAGGAATTTACTGAAAATATTGGTGATAAAGCTAAAAAAGGTTTTAGTGATTTTAAATCTTCAGCAGCAACACTATTCAGTTATGTTAAGAAAGGTGATATAAAAGGTCTTCTTTCTAGTAAAAGTTCTGAAGTTGATACTGATAGTCCTATAAGTGGTTTTGGCAGTGCAGTTTATAATGCAGGAAAAACATTTATTACAGTACCTACATTAATATCTGCAGCTGGTCATGGAATCGCTGATAAAGTAACTGGAGTAGTTAAAAAGGTTAAAGATTTTGGAAGTACTATTTCTGCTGAAAGAGAATATGCAAATAAACTCTTGACAGATAAGTCTTCAAACTTCTCAGATCTGTTTAAGGTTGAGGATGAAGATCCAGATAATCCAGTCGGCGATTTTATGAAAGTTACAAAAATCGCTTCTCGTCTAAGCATCATTCCAACAGCTTTGGTTAAACGAGTTGGTGGTATTATTGGGGATAAGATTTCTAAAATAGTATCCGTCGTTAAGAATGATTTTAATCAACTATCGACAAGTGTTGGAAACTTAACTCAGTACATTAGTGCTGGTGATTTAGAAGGATTGAAAACAGCTGAATTCGTTGATAATGATGAGAATCCAGTTGGTAAATTAACAAGATCAATCTTTAACGGTGTTAGATTTGTTTCATTTGTTCCTGCAGGTTTATCTTGGGTAGGACATAAAATCGCCGATAAGTTTAATGCTGTAAAAGAAAAGGTTTCCAATAGTTTTACTACTTTAGGAACAAATCATGATACTCTGAATGCAATTTCCAAAACTGGAGATTTTACAGCTTTAGGAGCAGCCACAATGGAAATGGACCCTGAAAACCCAGTAGGTGGTTTTACACAGGGAATTTTTAATGTGGATAAATTTTTACACTATGTACCAACAGGTCTTCACTGGGTAGGTAATAGCGTAAGTTCTAAGTTTAATGCTGTAAAAGAAAAGGTTTCCAATAGTTTTGGAGCGTTGACACAGAACCATGAAAGTATCTCACAGTTCGTAAAAGATGGTGATGTAACAGGTTTATTAGGTTTAGATTTTGAAGATGATCCTGAAAACCCAGTAGGTGGTTTCACTAAAGCTATCTTTACAGTTGATAAATATTTGAACGTACCAAGTGCTGGATTACATTGGGTAGGTGCTAAAGTTAAAGAGAAATTCACTGCAATGCTTGATACAATTGGTGAAGCTAAATCTACTTTAGATACAAATGTGGATTCAATTGAAGAATACGCTAAGGCTGGTGATTTTGAAGGAATTAAATCTTTAGAATACGAAGATAATTCAGAAAATCCTCTTGGCGGTATCATGAAAGCTATGTTTGGAGTTGCAAAACTTATCAACTATCCAAGAGCTGGAATACATGTAATTGGTAATAAAATCAAAGAAGGATTTGAAGGAATCTCAACTAAGGTTAGTTCAAATAAGAGTACTCTTGATACAGCTCTTTCTGATTTAGCAGATTCAGCTAAAGATGGAGATGTAAATGCGGTTTGGAGTAAAGAATTAACTTTGGAAGATGGAGACCCATTATCTGCTATATGGAAAGTTTCATTTACTATTTCTAAACTTTTCAATTCTGCTGTTGCAATCGTTAGTTCAATTGGAAATTGGATTGAAGATGCGATTGATTCTGTCAAGGAAAAATTCAGCGGTGGTTTAGAGAAGTTCTGGGATTGGTTAGGTGGTTCCGGAGGCGATAGTGAAGGAGTAGGTGGACCTAGAATAGGCGGAGCTGTTCCTTTCAGATCTTCTATGCAACCTGCTTATGCTGGAATAGGTGGTAGTATTGAAGGAGGTAATCCTTTAAACAAATCTTATTCTGTAAGCAGTGGATTTGGTAAGAGACGTCATCCTTATGAAGGATACCATTATGGTGTTGATTTAATACCTAGGGATGGTTCTAAAACTGCTGATGTAGAATCACGTTTCAGTGGTACTATTTCTAAAGTTGAAAGAACTGTCGCAGATAATGATACTGCTCATAAAGACGCAAATGGTAAATGGTCTTATAGTGGAAATAAATCAGGTGGTAATGAAGTATGGATCGATACTGATAACGGCAAACGAGTTAAGAACATGCATCTAGCCGCTGGATCTATTCCTAGTTCCATTAAACCTGGAGCAAGAGTTGAGGTTGGTACTAAGATTGGTCGAATGGGTTCAACTGGTTGGTCAACAGGAGCTCACTTACATTATCAGATTGAAAATGATGCTAAACTTGGTAGAAAGTCTGCAATTAATCCAATTCATGGTGGATATCAAGAGATTGATAATGATAGCAGAATTGGTACAGGTGGAACATCTGATGGTATTTTCAATCAGTTAATTGATAAGATTCAGGAAGTTGGTACTGGATTCTTGAACTTAATAACTGGCGGTCTATTCAGTAATAATTCCTCTAGTTCAAGTAGTTCTATTAGTGGTTCTTCTGGAGCTTACAGTGGTGGCGTTGGTTCTGCAGCTGACTTCCTTGCAATGTGTGCGGCTGAAATTGGTACAACTGAAAATCCTCCTGGAAGCAATAAAGTAAAATATAATACATGGTATTATGGTAAAGAAGTTAGTGGTGATTCGTATCCTTGGTGTATGGCATTTGTACAATGGTGTTTCAATAATGCAGGATTAACTTTACCTCACAAAACTGCATCTTGTTCACAATTGATGAACTGGTATAAATCTAATCAGTCTGATAAGGTTCATACATCTAATCCTAAACCAGGTGATATTATTATCTGGACTAAATCTACATCTAGTATGTCTCATACTGGTATTGTGGAAGAAGTATTGGGTAATGGATACATTCAGACAATTGAAGGTAATACTTCAGCTTCTGACGCTGGCTCTCAAAGCAACGGTGGTTGTGTAGCTAGAAAGAAACGTAAGATGAGTGAAGTAACTGTTTACATTAGAGCAGTTGATTTTAGTAATCTTCAAACGAGTCTCTCTAGTATATCATCAGTTGGTGAAGGAGCAGAAGAACTTTGGAAATATTTCAAAGGACTTGGATATAGTGATCATGCTATTGCTGGTGTTCTTGGTTGCTGGACGAAGGAATCTGGTAATAGATCCAAACGAGTTGAATGGGATTATTCTAATTCCTTCAAAACTTTACTAGGATATGATAAAGTACTGAATGATAGATCTGCGATGGATAATTATACACAAGCACTATTTAATCAGTATGCAAGCCAAGGTCTATCTATTAATAGAGCTGCATATAAAGCATCTGATGGACACTATTATCCTGGTATTGGTTATGCTCAATGGACAGGTCCTAGAGGTAAAGCATTACTTGATTTTGCAAGATCTAATAATCTTGATTGGGGTGATTCTGCAACTCAGTTAGCATTCCTTGATACTGAATTGAAAGGAAGCTATTCTGGTGTAAGATCCAAGATTGAAAATGCTTCTAGTCCTGAAGAAGCTGCAAGATTGTTCTGTAAGTATTTTGAAGGATATTCCGGAGACTCTTCTTCCAGACAATCTACTGCTAGATCTTTGTATAATCAGCTTAAAGGTAAATATGGTACTGGTGGTTCAATTGAAGATGAAAATTATGATTTTGAATCACAAAATGCTCAAGTATTGAAAGATCCTAGCGGAAAGACTTTAGAGGTGCAAGCTGATCCTGGTAATATTGAAGATGGTATCGGTGGACCTACAGATAGTAGTATTGGTACAATGAATAATTATGCAACTACACAGAGAAAATCTATTCCTAAAGTTACTCCTTCTGATAATTATTCAGTAACTCATACATTGAATCAAAGTAATCCTCCTATCATTAAAGCTAGTGCTCCTGTAACGAGTGATAATTCTTATCAGCATGATATTATTCCAGGAACTGACTTAAGTGGAGTGATTGGATTGATGAAACAGGTAGTTTCTGAATTAGTAAAGATCAGTACAAATACAGGATCTTCCACTACATTATTATCAAGCTTGAATGAAAAAGAATTTGTTGATCAGGGTTTACGTGATTCAATTAATGCACTAGGTAAATCTAAATCAAAAACATTTAACAAAGGATCAAGTTCTTATTCAAGTGCACGATCAATAACAGCAATGGCTAGACCATAAATACGTGAAATAAGAGAGGGAGCAAATTTGCTCCCTCTCTTATTTATATATTATTCTAATAATAAGATGATAACTAATTTGATTAACTTTATGATTACTATATGATTATTTTATGATTTATTATACGATTGCTATACGTTTACTATATGATTGTTATATGATTTAAAATTAAAGCTAATACTTAGAAAGAAGGAGATGTAAGATAATGACATTTGATGATATCGTTCCATATATGGATGCTGGACAATATTATTTGAAAACAGTTCCACAAATTTTTATTGACGCAGATACACAACTTAAAGCTGCTCATGCTAATGATCCAGCTACGATTAGAGAACCTCGTAAAATTCCAATGCCTTTCATTAAAGGAGTTCCAGGAGTTAAAGGTCCATTATTAATTACAGAAGATTGGTATGTTAAACAACGAAAGAAAGTAATTGCACAGAAAGTAGTAGATAAAAGAGACTTCCAAGTAGAAATGATGCAATTACTTGCAAAAAGAGATAGACTTCGTCATACTCTTGGTAAATTAGATCCAACTGATAGAAAAGATTCTAAACGAATTGTATCTATTAATATTAAACTTAAAGATATTGATGCAGAACTCCAAATGTTACAGGAACAAAGTGGAGTTAATATGAATGAGCTTGATCATGGAACAAGATTCGGAAGATATGTAGGACATTTCCAGAGAGCAGTGAAAAAAGGAATAAAGAAAATAAAGAAATTCTATAATAGGCATGCAGAATTAATTAATAACCTGGCATTGATCATCATTCCTACTATCTTTGGAGGTTTAGTAAAGAAATTGGCAGGAGTGTTTCTATCATGAGAGATTATACAATGAAATGCTCCTATAATAGGAGCATTTCATTGTATTAGTTTTATTTTTATTTTGACTTATTAATATCTTCTTGAATAGATTCACAAACTTCAAGAAGTTCTTGGAACATTTCTACAATAGTAGGATCAAAATGTCTCATATATTTATCCGCATATTGCATATTAATTGTGATAACAGCTTTAGCTGAATAAATTGCAGGCAACATTGCAAATGTAGCAGTAACATCAACATCTCCGTCATTTGTAAGCATAATAGGAATCGTATTTAAGACAATATTGTTTACTTCATTGATGCGATTTTGATATGTTTCAATTGCATTATTATACTGCAGAATTGCATTCTTTTCTTCTTCATTTTCTGTATTTTCATCCCATTCATGAGAAATAAAATCATTAAAATGAATTCCGGAGTCGATAATAGCAGACATGGAAGATTCATATGTAATATTTAATTCTTCTCTAGAAAATGAGTTTAGAAGAATCTGCATGTATTGTAACGGCATTTGTACAACGAAATCTACTTTAAGTGGAGTTTTAATTCTGGACATTCTCTTCAAGTTATCAGCTACTGTAATCTTATTAGGTTGGAACAACGAACAACGAACTTCTCCTCTAGAAATATTATCATATTTGAAGAATCCGCTCATACGAGCTTTCCATAACTTGTTTGTATTAACTTTCTTAAGAGGAGAATATTTAGTAACTTTTAATAATTGATCGTAATGATCATCATATCTAATGATTGATGTACTTTTCATCAATCCAATATACAAAAGATTTTTAACATTATTTTCACTTTCAATTACATACTGATTCAGATTATCAGGATATTCTGAATTAAATAATTTTCTTGTTTGATCTTCATCTGGAATAGTTCCAACAATATCCATGAAAGAAACAGGAATCTGGACATCAAATCTTCTACAAATCATAGGGAAGAATAAACGAACAGTTTCAGGACGGATAATATCAGAATCACTATTCATTTGTAAAGCTAAGTTAATGAATTGCTGACAGGAATATTCAACTAATTCATGAAGAGGAACTTTTTCATCTGGTTTATTTTCTGGATCAGGAATGTGATGACCATTAAAGAGTTGGAATAATTCTTTACGAGGTGGAAGATCATATTTCTTCTCATCGACAATACGAAGTTTTTCACGATACATTTGAGATAGTCGAAATAATTCAAAAAAATTAACATCATCGATTTGAACGATATAAAATGTCTCATCATTAATGATTGATTGAAGCTGAATGTCATTCTTTATATCAGCACCATTATTAATAGCCCATTTCAAAATATTGTTTGATCCTGATTCTTTAATGTTAGAAATAATCATAAATAACAACCTCCATTTTATGTTATATTTATAAATGATATATTATAAATATATCGAACTGAATCATGGTTTTTAAAAAGAAAGGTGGGATAATTAATGGGATCATTTAGAGAAAATTTTGATCCAGCTGATATTACTAGAGATGACATGAATCAACTCGCTGAAATTTTCGAAGAGTATATTAATATGCTTGAGAAAGTCATGATTATTCCAGATGATATTTATGACGAATGCAAGAAGAATATTGATGAAGCTATAAAACGAGTTCGAAAGTTGATTAAAAAGTTAAGGAAAGGAGATAAAAGTGTTTTTAAAGATGAAGATGAATGGAACAACTTGGTTTAATTATTATAAGGAGGATAGTGTGATATGAACAAGGTTAATCTAACAATTCATATTATTCCTGGCGATAAAGTAATGAATACCATTAAAGAATTCGATCCTGCCAGGGATGGTAAATTACTTTCAACAGAGAGTAATATTAAAGTAAATAAAGCGGCATACGGATTTTCGATTATCTACAATGAAGAAACATTTGAAGAACTAAGTCCGTCAGTATTTCTCACAACATTGATTAAATTATTCAGTGATAACTTGGGTACAGATACAATTGTTAATACATCATTAAATTATCATTATGAAGATGAAGAGTTTGATACAGATGTAGCTAAATCCGTACTTGATATGGATGATGTAATGAAAAAGATTTATGAAAGTTCACGTATAAATACATTTATGTATGAACGATCTGAAAATGTATATTCTGTATATGAAGATTGGAAATCAGAAATGCAGGATGTTGAAAATGATGATGATGAAAGTTTTGATCCGGAAGATCTGGAATATGATGATTCATATGATGATGTTTCATCTGTATTTGATCGTTTCATTTCTCCATATATGGAAGACGATTACGATGACGATGATGAAAGTCCAAAGAAGAAATCTCATGATGTATATGGACAGTCAAGAGTTTTCAGAGAAGCTAAAAATCCTAAGAGAGCTATTAACCGTCATGGTGTAGTTATTGCCGATTCAAAGGATGATATTAAGAAAGACGAAAAGATTATTAAATCTTTCCTTAAGGAATTCATTCCTGGCAATGCTGATTGGAAGAAAGAATTTAGAAATGATTTGGCAAAACGCTGGATTAAAATGTATGCTGTAAGCAAGAAACAGTTAAAACATTTAGAAAAAGAACACAGACGATCTAAATCTAGTAAAAAGAAATCTAAAGCAGATGACAGAGTGTTAGATCTCACAAGACGTTTATTAACAGTTCCAGTTGATAGATGGTCTGATCCAACTAAATAAGTTTAAGGAGGAAACATAAAATGAGTGACAAAAAGAATGAAATTGCTAATAGTAATTCTGTATTAGTACAGAACTTAGCACAGCTGGTAACATTGGATGGAATGCAGAAGTATTTACTTGGTACAAAGAAGAACGGTACTCCGAGAGCAGTGTATGATGTAGTAAAAGATTATACTCAACCTAAGAAGAAAAAGAAGGATAAAAAGAAAGGTAAGAAACATAAAGATTCCAATAGTACTTACTCTTTCTATATTGAATCAAAGAAAGGTAAGAAGAAAAAGAAAAACAAGAAGAAAGGTAAGCATTGGCATATCTAATCTTCTTGTAATTCGGAATAAAATAAATTTGAATGGGCGACAAACAGCCCATTCAAATTTTTATATTTGGAGGTGATTTGAAGAGTGATTAAAGGTAAAAATCCAACACTCTTAAAGGTCACATATGTTAGACCTGATAGAAAGAGAGAAATAAAAGAATGTTTCCAAGTTATTTATATGGATGATGATGAAAATGTTCATTATGCTGAAGAACCTGGAGAAGCTGATATCTATATAGTGAAACCTGAATATCGTACGTATACCTATAATAAGCCTGAGGAACGTATGGAGAAAATGGATAAAATCCGTGTCCCTATTTCAGAAATACGATGGAAGATCTCTCAGGAAGCTGGTAACTGGGGTAGAGCTATTAGAGAAGCTTCGGTTGAGCATCGAGATGCAAAGATATTGAATCAGTTGTATAAATGGCCATATGCATATGGATGTGATTTTCAACCAGAATATTATTATTACAAGAACTGGTATGAAAGATATCCATTAAATACACCAAAACTTACTAGAGCATTCCTAGATATAGAGATCGATCAGATCGATTACATCGTTGACATGGATAATGTTAAGGATACTGCATATGCACCTGTAAACTTAGTAACTGTATTGTTAGAAGCTACTAAAGATGTGTATACATTTATTCTTAGGCCATTTAAACCTGTAAGATCTGGTCGATCTGATGAAGAATGGAATAAACGTATTCAGATGTATGAACATCAAGTAAAACAACATGAATATATGATGAATCATTTGGATGAATTCTATGATAAATGCCATAAAGATTTCGATCAAATATATGGACATTTGAATTATCATATCAGAGAATATGAACGAGAAATAGAACTGATTGCAGACGTGTTTAGATTAATAAATACAAGAAAACCAAACTTCTGTGAGATATGGAATATGCGTTTCGATATTGCGTACCTATGTGCAAGAGTAGAAACCCTTGGATATGATCCTACATCTATTATGTGTCATAAAGATATTCCAAATCCAGTTTGTAGATTCATAGCTGATAAATCAACATATCAGTTAGAAAAACAATTTGATTTCTTTTATTGCAGTTCTTATACCCAGTTTATATGCCAAATGAGGCTTTATGCGAGTATTAGAAAGAGCCAACATAAACTACGATCAGTAAAATTAAATGATATCGGTGATCGTGAATTAAGAGATAAGAAAGTTGAATATCCAGACGCAGCAAACATCATTACATTTCCATATACAGACTGGGGTCTGTTCTGGGCATATAACATCAAAGACGTACTCATTCAGTACGGCATAGAAAGAAAATGTAATGATTTAACAACTTACTATATGCGAAGTCATTCAAATTTAACTCCGTATAATAAAATCTTTAGAGAAACACATCTACTCCGTAACGTACGAGAAATGTATTTCGAAAAAGATGGATGGGTTCAAGGAAACAATCTAAACATTATTGACGAACATCAGAATGAATTGGAAAGAAGATTCTTTGGATCTGATGAAGATGAAGAAGAGAATTCTAGTTTCAAAGGAGCTATTAATGCCGAACCAACGATGAATGATCGTGTTGGTAAACCAGTATTAGGAGTTCCATCAAATAATATTTATGAAAACTCAATGGACTATGATATGGGTGCTTTCTATCCTTCAATTAAGATTGCATCTAATATGGATCCGATAACACTGAAATACAAAGCATCATTTGATAATGATGAATTTATCAGTGGAGAATTCTCTAATAGATCATTGAATCAGAAATATGAAGAAAAGGATAAAAATAATAAGTTAAGAAAGTTAGATATTACTGGAGAAGCAGTGAACACATTTGCATCAAAGAATATTCTAACATTTGCTTATAATTTCCTTGGACTTCCGAATATTGCCCAATTGTATGGAATGGTAAAGAAATATATCCAAAATAAATACAATTAAAGAAAAGGAGTCGTAATGACTCCTTTTCTTTTTATAACATTTTCATTAATCTTTTTAAATTCTTATTTACGCATCTATCTATAATATAACGAATTTAGAAATGATATATTCTGAAGTTGTATCAAAGTAATGAGTAGCTACTCATGGAAAGGAGCATTTAAAATATGAAAATTTATAGAAACAGAGGTGGATATTATGGCGGCTAAATATGTAGACGACGTGTTTGATCACTTGAAAAGTGATATTCAAAAAATTAGAGTAAGACATCGTCAATATATTTCATATTCTAATGAAGCTGGTGCAAAATCAGTAGTAGATGAAATTCTCTATAATGCATTGGATGAATGTAGAACTCCACGTTCTCCTGGTAATACAATTCATGTTGAGTTTGATGAAAGAACTGGTTTTATTACGATCGAAGATAACGGTAGAGGTATTCCTACTCACCTATTAGAAGATATTTATACTAGTTTGAACATGGGATCGAATATAAATACTAGTAATAAAGCTTCTCTTAAAGCAGAAACATTGGGTCAAAATGGTACTGGCACTTTGGCAATCTGTGGTCTTGCTGAACACGTTGAAATTACGTCATATCGTGGTGGTACTGAAAATAAACAGAAAACATTAGTCTTTGAAGAAGGTGTAAAGATTAATGAGTATGAATCTCCATGTGTTCCAGATAAACATGGTATGTCCATCATGTACAAACCTTCCAAGGTAATGGGTAAAAATACCAAGATTATATGGAAAGATGTAAGACATAATTTATTGAATCTTCAATATCTTAATAAAAAGAAAATTAAGATGGATTCTGTTTATTACGATGCAAAGGGAAATGTTACAAGAGAAAAATACAAGATTGCTCCATTTGAAGACATTCTTGATCGTAATGAAAAAGATAAAATGATCAGTCAGAAGTATTGTTTGACTATTGATGCTGATGATGTTATTGAAGAACTTGATGGTGAAAATGTTAAGCGTTTCTTGTCTATGGATGTTGCGTTTGTGTTTACTTCTTCATTGAATCCATACATTGATAGTTTCAGTAACTCAAATAATACTGTTGATAATGGTCATCATTTAGAAGGAGCTATGGAAGCGATTTGTAGATTCTTACAGACTGCTACAAAGAATTCTTTAGGAGAAAAAGAAAAAGATAAGCTTGATATTAAGTGGGATGATGTACGTACAGGTCTATCTATCAGTGTAGCTCTTAGAACAAACTTCGAGAGACTATATACTGGGCAGACTAAACATAAAGTTGTATCTGAAGATATTAAACGAATCATTGTGAGTCTATTATCAGATGCACTTGGAACATATTTCACAGGAAAAAATCAAGCTCAACTTAAAGAGTTGACTACAATTGTCAAGATGAATGCAAGAGCTAGACGTGAAGGGGATAAAGTACGTTCTGCTGTCGTAAAAAATACATTGACAAACTGGTCATCTTATAAGATGAAGAATTTTGATCCTTGTACGAATAAAGGAAAAGAGTACAAAGAGCTATTCATCATCGAAGGAGATCGAGTGGTCTCGTAACTAATTGAACTGTCGGGAACATCTTGTTAGACTAACACTACTAACCATAGATAGTGATATACTATGGGGCAATGGGTAATTCCAAAGGTATAGTAAAAAGGTGTTAGGTAGAGAAAATCCGCAGCTAAAATTCATATCATATCAATTTGAAAAAGGTGGTGATAAATTATGGATATCAAAAGTTTGATAGAAATCCCACATTATACAAATTTTCGAATTGATAAAATGTATAATATTTATATTATAGAAAACGATGAAATCAAAGATATTATTCCATATATTAATGCTAAATTTATTTATAAAGATAAAATATTTTATATAATTAATTTAGTTAATATTACATTTTACGGAACAGAAAATAGATTTGAATTTATGTCTTATATAAAAATATCTGAAAATGAAATTGAAAGTAATAATGTAAAATTCAGATCGATTCCTGGAGTAGTGGATGGATATTTTATTTCAGAAAATGGAATAGTATTTTCAACATTTACTAATAAAATTTTGAAACAAGAAATAGATGATGATGGATATCATAGAATATCATTTCCATATTCACATTTAACGCATATGGCAATTCATAGATTGACATATAAAGCTTGGAAAGGTAAAATTCCAAAAGGTTATGTAATTCATCATGAAGATAATGTTAAATGGAATAATAATATAAATAATCTTCAATTAACAACACCATTTCTCAATAGTAGATATGCAGCTGAGGAAGGATTATATCAGAGAACATTTGAATGGACAAGTGAAATTGTTCATCATGTATGTAGAATGATGGAAGAAGATATATGTGTTAAAGATATTGCTGCATACTATAATATATTTCCTGAAGATAAAAGAGTATACAAAAATTTCAGAAATCAACTTTATAATTTTAGAACACATCAACGATCATGGATTGATATCACTTCACAATATAATTTTAATGATTATACGGGTAATATACGACCTGATTCAAAATATAGAGTAAGTGATATCAATACAATGAGGGAAATGTATAAATCAGGAAAAAGTATTGATGAGATATTCTCAATTTATAATAAGACATCTAGATCTTATCTTGTTTCAATATTAAAAGGTAGAAAATGTACAAAAGTGATATGATATGAATAAAGTTCAACGACTATCGAAAGCATAGTATTAATAGAAATATTAATATGAAGAAGTGAGTAGAGTAGCCCTCAAGCTAATGGAGGTCAGTTTAAATCCTGCAAGGGACTGAGGTAACGCGAAGTGGTTAGTATAAAAGATATAGTCTCATCTGACATTTATGTCACTTCATCTGTTGAGATACAGATGTCGTACTACGAGAGTAGTAGCAGAGTTAAAAGCTCGGTACTGTAGTTGCGATACAGTATGAAGATAAATGTCCGCCAAGGGTTCGCTAAAACAGGCTAGAGATCCAAGATTTCAAGCACTCTTTGCAATCCGTGGCGTCAGTGCGAATGTTTTCAAGATGACTTTAGATCAGATTGTAGGTCCGAAGGGTAATAAGGAATTTACAGATCTAATCACTGTCATGGGATGTAACGCAGGTGTAAAATTTGATATGTCAAAATTGAATTACGACAAAATTATTATTGCATCTGATGCTGACGTAGACGGATACTTTATTAGAAGCTTATTATTAGCTTTCTTCTTTAAACTCTATCCAGATATTATCAAAGATGGAAGACTGTTTATAGCAGAACCTCCTCTTTACAGAGTAGATGATAAAAAAGATCCTTTCGTAATTAATAAAAAGGAATATATCGAGAGATATGTCCAAGCAGCTCTTAAGGACTACAAGTTAGGATATCAAATGACTGAAGATGAAAATTCAATTGAATATCTTTCTAAGAGTCAGTTGACAGAATTCTTAGGTCAGACAACTAACTATGTTGATGATATCCGATTACTTGTAGAGCATTATAAGACAAATGATAGACTTCTTGAAATTATTCTGGAAGAATGTGCATTGATGAAATTTGAATTCCATAAAGATATTGAATCACAGATTAAATCTATTAACATTCAACATTTAATGGATCGAATTGGAATTGAATTCCCTGAACTCTATTATGATGATAACACTAAACTCATCAAAGGCTCAATCAATGCAAAATTACAAGTATTTGAAATTTCAGTAGATTTCATCAAGAGATCTAAGGAATTAATTCAAATTCTTACGGAATGGATGCCAGGTGAAAATGGTTATCTTATTCTGAGAAATAATAAGACTGGTATGGAAAATAAATTATCAGTACTTGGAACATTAAAAATGTTAAAGAAATATCAACCTAACGTTCTTCATCGTTTTAAAGGTCTTGGAGAAAATGATGAAGCTGATATTCGTACTACTATTATGGATCCAAATACCAGAAGTTTAGTACGTGTAAATTTAGGTGATATTGAAAATGACATGAAGATTTTCCAAATGCTACGTGGAGGTAATCCTGCAGACGTTCTTGCAAGACGTAGCTTAATTAGAGAATTCGTGGTAGATCGTGATACAATCGATACGTAATAAATTATATATTCTCTAATTAGAGTAACAGAAATATCAACTCAATAAATTCATTTTAACACAAGGAGGATATTAAAAATGCCTAGAAAGCCAAAAGAAGTGGAACAGGAAATTGATGTAAAGAAAGAGGTCAAGAAGCAGACTTTTGCGACTCGTTGGTTTAAAGATTATGCAGTAAATGATGCGAGAGAACTAAAGTTTGTTTGTGATCTAACATCCAGATCAGCTGAAGAACAGTTTTCTATGTACCTGAAATCCGGTAATACTGAAGTATACGCAGTTGTATTCTATGCAACATTCGTTACCATTCTTGAATTCATCAGATCTAAACAGAAGAGTTATAATAACTTTACTATGGAAATTTTCAATTCTATCAACATTGGTTATACCAATAATGATGATGAAGAGAATGAAAAAGTTGGTAACTTTATGCCAATCATGGAATATATTTCTATCAACAGAAATATCATCGATGATGATCCTCGTATTGGTGTAGACAAGACTCGTGAAAATTTCATTCGTTGGAAGCAGCTGAATTCTAAGAAAGAAGTAGAATATTATAAAGAGATTCAGGAGAAAGCATATGAACGTCTTCAGACTGAATATAAAACCAGCTTGCGTACATCAGAAGCAGTAATTCCGCTTTTCTGTATATTTATGGATAATATTACAAACGTTCTGAAAGTAAAGTTCAAAGAAGCTCTCGGTACAGATGTTTCTGAAGTACAGATGAACGTTCTTGGATTGTTCGATGTATTCTATTCCTATGATGAGGAAGAGGGACAGGAACACATTGAATTTCAACCAAACATTGCAATGAAACTTAAATTGAAGAATGATGAAAATGCAAGTCGTGGTAAATAAGTAATATAAACAAGAAATGAAGATGAGGTGGACATGTCCACCTCATCTTTTTGTATTATTTACATCCATTCTCCAATTCCATAATCCATATCTAAATGGAAAGTATCACGCCATTTATCCAGAAGAGTATTACGATCAGCATCTGCAGACTGATAATCATCCAATTTTAGATTAATTTGTCCAAATGCTGTTGGAATACCATCGTACAATTTTAGATTATTATATAAGAATACCTTCATATCAAGGGTAGCAAGTTCCATGAATGAATCATAATATCCTTCCGGTATAGATTCACCATTGGGTTCATGTTGACATGCCACTTTGAAATGAAGTCTTGTCTTAGGCCATCCATATAGGCGGATTTTATTATGACCTAGATATTCAAAAGTTGGTTCAGCTCTCATTTGACCAGCTACCATCATATATGCTTGACTTGTTAATACACCTTGAACAGATCTATTGATACCATAAGCTGGAGCGATGTCACCAAAAGTACCTCTATTATTCTGGAAAGGTAGATTAACGTCAACGACGTACATTACCGGAGTTAATGTTAAATAATGTGGAAGTAAATAAATAGCTTGATCTTCATCAACTAATTTCATTTTACTTATATTACATTCACATTCTCTAATCCATGGAGCAAATTGAGAGAATATAGGAATTGTCATATTTACTAATACTTCTCTGATAACATTCTCTGTTGGGATTGGATCTCCAGTCTGTTCATCTTTAAAGGGTAAAGTCAATCCATATAGACCTAATTGCATTTTTAACTGAGTAACTGCTTTAGATAAATTCATATTTAAACCTCCAATTCATACTAAATATAATTAATGAGCAGTTTGATAATTTTAAAAGAAAGGAAAAGTGTTATGTTGTTCAATAAAGATTTACAAATAGCAAATATTTTACCTACAACATTATTGGATTATCCAGGACATATTGCATGCGTAGTTTATACTGCTGGATGTAATTTAAGATGTCCGTTTTGTCATAATTCTAGTTTAATGGAACCTGGTATGTTTTCTAAATTCGATATCTCTTACTTAATGGATTTCCTAAAGAAAAGGTCTGATAAATTAGAAGGTGTTGTATTTACTGGAGGAGAGCCATTAATGTATGATATTGAGGAAATATTCAGAGATATTAAACGTCTTGGTTACAAAATTAAACTTGATACAAATGGAATTTTATCAAGTCCATTATCATATTTAATTGATAAGCGACTAGTAGATTATGTGGCTATGGATATAAAAAATAACATTGGAAAATATCCTCAGACTGTAGGTAAATTTGCTGTACCAATTACAGATATTACTGATTCTATTGATGCAATTATGTTAGGTGGCGAATATAGTGATTGCGATTATGAATTCAGAACTACTGTAGTCGAGCAACTTCATGATGATGAATCATTTATAGGAATTAGAGAGATGATTAATGGTGCTGATAAATATTACCTACAACCATTCAAAGATAGTCCTGAAGTAAAATTCAAATCTCTCACTACACCATCTTTAGAAGATCTAAAAAGATATAAAAGACTGATGTATGGATATGTAAAAAATACAGAAATAAGAGGATGATATAGAATGGGTGGAATTTTCCACCCATTCTATATTTTTTAATTACAGGAATACAGGTTTTGGTTGTACCTTTTCATTTCTCAAACGTTGACGTGCGTTGTATCCAGAAGCCCATAAAATTTTATCCATAACAGGATTAAATGATTCCTGTAATTTTTCAACAAAATGATCTGCCATATCATTTACATCACCGATAGACTCTTGATCAATATCAGCAACAGACATAGATTCTTTAATCTCATCTAATGTTTTAATCAAAGAATCTGTTCTCTTAATATATGATTCAATAAAAGCTGGAATCTCATTATATCCTAACTTGCATTCACTGAATACATTACTATCAATAAATTTATAAGTCAAGGATTTAATATCTGACTGAGATGATGCATTAGGATTAGTCTTTTCGGTAATTTTATAATTAGCATACCCTTTCATATAACTTTCCATTTTATCAAATGCATCAATGATGTTAAACGCATTAATACTATGACCGTTTTCAACTAATCCAATTTCCTTAGAAATTCTATCTATGGATTCCATTGCTTCACGGTTATAAGTTTCATAAAAACTTTTGATAACATTATCTATTTTCATAATGAAATCTCCTTTCAACGTATACTTGAATATTAAATTATATTCATGTCCTAACTATATATTTTAATCTGAGAAAATATGTAAATCGTATAAGCATGATTTTTCGATTATATATTATTAATGTGAATATGAGGAAACAAAGAATCATTTTTAAAGACCCTTACAGCAATTAAAATTCTTATATTATATGAAAAAGAATATGGGTCTTATGAAAATAATTACAGAAATCACTCACAGCAATTATTACATAAAAGGCAACATTAAGGATCTGCCAGATCCAAAAATGTGATTTATGGTAATTATTCAAAGAAAGTAATAATGGACTCACACAGCAATCAATTACTAAATAAAAACAGTAAAAGATATAAAAATAAAAAGTGTGTGAGATAATGATTCATAATTCGACACCCCGCGAATATGAGTTTGGGAGATGAGTAAAATGTAATTCCTTCTCAGAATTATAATTTACATTAATTTCAAAAATTAAAAGAGTCCTATGTTTACTTTCTTTACAAAAATGATTCTTCCTCATAATCATCATATTTTGGACGCGTACAGCAAATCATTATGTATAAATTATATGAATACAAAAAAATGCGTCCTATGACTCCAATTATTGACAACAAGTCATGTACAGCAAACATTATTCTTGAATTATATGAAAAAGAAAATTGTGACTTATGGTCAATAATCAACTACATTCAACACAATAAGGAGGTACGTCAAATGACAAACTTTGCAAACAACCTGAAAGCCGTTAGTGATTCCATTAACAACAGAGCTTTCACTGAAAACGGAGCAGCAGCTTACAAGACCACTGGGAGGTCCTTACTGGACCTCAATTTTTCTATTCCTGCGATGAGAAAAATGACTGATGATGAGATCATCAAGAAGTGGTCCATTGCTTATGATGAGACTCCGGAATTAGCCATGAGATGGCTTTTCTTCCTCCGTGATCCCCGCGGAGGAATGGGAGAACGTCGTGCGTTTAGAGTCATTCTTAAATGGATGGCTATGTACTACCCTGAGCTGATTTCGAAACTGGTTAGAGTTAGAATCAGAAACAACGAGACAGAAACTATTGAAGAACTCATTCCTTTCTATGGTCGGTGGGATGATCTGATGAAATTGACAGATTCTTCAGTTGAATTCAGCTACAAGGTTTACAAAGCCATCAATGATCAGTTTAAAGATGACCTCGCAAATATGCACAAAGGTTATCGTGTTTCTCTTCTGGCTAAGTGGTTACCTTCTCTTAGCAACAAAAACCAGAAGGCAGCTGCTCGTAAGATGGCGAAGAAACTTGGTTTACTGGAGACTCCATACCGCAAGCTAGTTGCACAGCTTCGCAGATACATCGATGTCACAGAGGTGAAGATGTCTAATGGACAATGGGGTGAAATCAAATATCCTAACGTACCTGGACGTGCTGGTATGATCTATCGAAATGCTTTCATGAAGCATGACGAGGAACGCTACACACAGTTCATCGAGGATGTCAACTCTGGAAAAGAGAAGATGAATGCTGCCACACTGTTTCCTCATGAGATCGTTTCCAAAATCCGAAGAGTTGGATATAACCGAGAGGACGTCAGTACACTTGAAGCAATGTGGAAGTGTTTACCTAATCTTATTCCAGCAGGAACCGGTGGTACCCTTGTAGTTAGAGATGGTTCTGGATCTATGGAAACAGGTGTTGGAAAGGATAGTAAAGTGTCCGCTGCAGATGTAGCAGATGCACTGTCTCTTTACTTTGCTGAAAAACTGAGTGGTGAATTCCATAATAAGTTAGTAAGCTTTAGTGAACATCCTGTATTCATTGATCTTGACAATGCTCGTAGTCAGTCAGTTGCTGACAGAATGAACTACATGAGTAGATTCCATGAAGTTGCAAACACAAATATTGAAGCAGTGTTCAATATGGTTTTGGATACAGCTGTAAGATTTCATATGAAGCAAGAATCTCTTCCTGCGAATATCCTCATTATTTCTGATATGGAATTTGATGGATGTGTTTGTGACGATGAAGGATGGAGACTCAGTCATCGTAGTGATTCTACAACGTTGTTTGATAATATCAAGCAGCATTACTCAAATCTCGGATACAAGCTTCCTAAGGTAATCTTCTGGAATGTAAATTCTAGGAGCGGAGCAATTCCGATGACTGAAAATGAACTCGGAGTTACCTTAGTATCTGGCTTCTCTCTGAACCTTGTAAAGATGGTGATGAGTAACAAGATGGATCCTTGGGATTGCCTAGTGGAACAGCTGTTGAATCCTCGATACAACCATGTTTCTGACGCTCTTGACCACAATAACGCCTTGTACCAGCTTAGGCTGATTCATGGTATGTAATACCTGTTTACAACCCAAGGGTGCATGATGCACCCTTGGGTTCTATATAACAATTTTATTTTCTATAAGGAGGAAAATTAACATGACACCAATTTTATTTAACGAAGGAATGGAACTCGCAGAAGGGCAGAAAAAAGCTACATGTAAAAATTGTAATAAGGTTTATGTAGTTACTGAGGAAACCGATGTGGAAAATTTCACATGTCCTGATTGTATCAATATGAACAATGATATTGCTTCCGCAGCCGTAGATATGAAGACTAATCAGAGTGACGAATTAAAGAAAGCTCTCGGTGAATAATATCAGCCAGTGATTAGCAGTAAAGGGTGGGAGGAATGTTCCTCCCACCCTTTCTTTTTTATTCAGTTATCTCTGCATTCTTAACATTGTCAATTGCAGTTTCAGCAATTTTAGTTACAGCATCTTTAATTTCTTTAGAACTTACAATAGCAGATGGATTTTCAATGTAATATTTAATACTATCATTTTTAGACCATTTCTCTTTAGCCTCTGATAATACAGCCTCAATCATTTTCTCAATATCTTTAGCTGTAAATAAGAATTGAATACATGTAGGAATTCGTTCGTAAATCCAACCTGCAACGGCAGAGTATTTAAGAACTCCAGTTCCATCACCATACTGCTGTTCTGCTTCAGTAACCAAACCAAAAAGAATTTCCTTCAATTTAGCAGTTTCTCCACGTTTAACCATAAATAAAATTGCAATGATTAAAGCAGCTACTAAAACAATGTTATCAATGTTCTGAATAATGAAATTTACTACTGACATAAAACATCACCCTTTCTATTAAGATTATATTAAAGTCATGAATTATATATTATGAAATAAAGGAGGTGAATATAATATGATTAAACAGAATAAAAAAGATGATAACTATAAACATGAACCACGTAAGAATGAAGAAAATAAAGCTGAAAAGTTTTTAAAGAAAATTTTAAATAAGTATAAGAAGAAATGATATAAGAGGAAGGGATCACTCCCTTCCTCTATTTTTTATTTTGTTACAGATGTTACACCTACTCGACTAAGTTTCAAATATGGTTTACGATAGAATTCACTTTTTTTCCGTGTAATAAATATTTGATTATACGGAAAATGAACTTTTTCATCTTCAACAAATTTGAACTGAGTTCTTTTTCCAGAATCATCAACGCAGTTGGGATCGTTACATATATAATGTGTATCACCTACAGCGGAGACGTTATCTTTAAAACATCTCGGACATTGCATAACAATCCCTCCTTAATGTTTAATTATTCTGCATCAGCAGCAAGCATCTCTTCTACAGCTGCACGCCAAGCTGCAGGTACTTCATCAATAGTTCTAAGACCCTTCTTGATAAGATTGTAATATACTTTAGCCATAACATTGATCTCCTTTCAAAAAATAATTTTCATTTTACATGGATTAAGCCATCATTGCTTCAGCAAGTTCTGCAAGAGCAAGTTCCATATTAGTATTGCTTGCGTCAACCATCTCAGCAAGTTCTGCTAATGCCAACTGAACTTCAACGTCGGCATCCTGAAGGGCATTAGCTACTACATAAAGAGCATATTCCTGTTTAGAAAGTCTAGCTTCCTCAAACTCGAATGTAGTAACGTCATTACCTTCCTGATCTTTTTCCATAACTTCTTTGATGTTCTGACGAACGAATACCTGAGTTTTGGAACTAGTTTTGTCTAGCAATTCAGGTCGAATGCTAGAACGACTTGTTTTGAATTTTACTTCCATAGTTATGCTGCCTCCTTTAATTCTAGAATTTTGAGCATTTCTGAGTGCTTCTTATCATATTGTGAAATACGCTTCCTACATTTCTTGAAGTTTATATAAGGAGCTATGTATTTCTTATATACGTTGTAAGTGTCAGTCCAATCTATCCATCCTAACCAAGCCATTAGTTGTCTTGCATCATGAATTGTGAACTTACCTTTCTTTTCTATCTTCTTAGCTTTTCGTGTTAATCTTAACATTATATTTTTACGTAAAGTGATTTTATCTCTATAGAATTTAAATCCAACGAAATCAAGGGCTCTACCCTTATGTTTACCATTCTTAATATAATCAAATCTAAATAATTGCCAATTTTCTTTCAATTTAAGTTTGAGTTTATCTCGTAAAAAGTTTTCAATTGCTTCTTTAGCTTTATGAAGTTTCTTCTTATTGGATCCAAACAAGACCATATCATCCATGTATCTTACATAATATTTTACTTTTAAAACTTCTTTAATGAAGTGATCTAATGGTTGTAATAACCAATTTGCAAACCAATGTGACGTATAAAATCCTAAAGGTATTCCATTATCGGAAGCATCTATAATTTCATCTACAACTTTTAAAAATCGTTTATCTCGTATAGTTTTATGAAGTTTTTCTTTGAGTATATCATGATTAATTGAATTAAAGAATTTTTTGATGTCTAATTTTAAACAGTATTTCACATTCTTTGGATCTTTCTTGATCCATGCTTTCATCTTTTTCATGGCTTTATGTAAGCCTCGTCCAGGAATCGAAGAGTATGTGTGCTTATACATACCCTTCGTGAATATTTCGGTCATTACTTCAACGACCATATGATGTATTACGTGTTCCTTAAATCTAGGAACTATTATAAGCCTTTCTTTACCAGAATTACCATCTAATATTTTAATTTCTTCATGTGAACAATTTTTGAAATTCAGTGCGTAATCATGGATTATATCGACGAACTTGTCGATATTCTCCATGACACGTTTAACTGATTTTCGTTTCTTTTTACCAATGGCAGCACGCTTTATACATAATCTTATATTGTCTTTAGAAATGAATTTCTCCCAGAGATAACCATATGATTTCATGTTACAAAGTAACCTCGATTCCTTAAATACAAATATAGCCCGTTATTTTTAACCCTTCTTTTATCCCCTTCATTCGCTTTCGACGGGCTACTAACGAATTGACGAAGCTGGGGCAAATTTCGACCATGAGGTCAGGAATAGGCGATACATTAAAAATTTTAAATCCCCGATTTTACGGATAAAAGAGAGACGGAAGCCCCGTTGTTCCAGTTCGAGTTCGAAACCAGATTGTTCAAGTTGCACGCGAACGCACCGCAATTAGAACCATTGTTCGAATTACCGCCGAACAGGGCAAACCTCTCGTACCACAAATCCCTATTGGGAAACCCCAATAAATATTGAGTTGGTGCGTTCGATTAAAATTATTTAATATTTTCCGTCTCTCTTTTAAATAAATAATTATGATATATTCTATAGAAGAAAGAGGTGATTGAATATGTTAATTCCACATATGTACATATTAGAAGAAGGAAAAGAAATTCCGGAGAATGTTACTATTAAATCATGTAGATTTTGTAATAATAAATTTGCAATTCCAAATGATATAATGACAGGAAAGAATTATACAAACGCTTGTGATTCAGAAGAATGTAAAAAGAAAATTGATGCTGAAGTAGCGAATATAGTTCACATGTTAATGAATGCAGATAAGATTAAAGATACTACGGAAGCACTCAAGAAAGCATTAGGTGAATAATATGGTAGAAAAAGTTATGATAGATTTAATATGTGACAGATGTAAAGGCCAGTATCAAATTTCTAAAGACAATCAAAGAATACGTACTAAACGTAATATTCCTAATTTATGTCAATCATGTATGAAAGAACATACAAAATTAGCAAAGAAAAATTGGTTTTCTAATTTATCTAAAGAAGATCAGGAAAAGTTTAGACAGAAGCATATAGATCATTATCAGAATCTATCGGATCAAGATAAAGAGAAATATGCTCAAAGAACTAAAGATCAACTATCCAAAAGATCTAAAGAAGAATGGAATAATATTAATAAAAAGAATTCTAAAGGATTAAAACGTCATTGGAGAAAAGTTTCTGATAAAGATAAAATGAAACGAGTTACTCCAATGATTAAAGCTTTGAAAGATAAACGTGATTCACTAACAGATGAGGAGAAATCTGTCATTGGAAGAAAATGGTGGATTAATTTATCTGAAGAAGAAAAAGCTATTAAAAGACAAGAATTATCTCAACGAATGAAAGAATATAATGCAACTCTTTCTATGGAAGAGAAACTTGAACGATCCAAAGCCATGTCTCAGTGGCATCAAAACTTGAGTGAAGAAGAGAAAAAAGAATTATATAAAAGAACTCATAAATGGTATCATGATTTAACTCACGATCAAAAAATATTATATGCGATGGAGAAACAAGTATTATACGATAATCTCACAAATGAACAAAAGGCTACATTAATTAAAAAACGTTTATCATCTTCAGGTAAAAATAATTTATTACACCAAAAATTTGAAGAAATGTTTAGTAATTCTCATTTGATTAATGAATTTTATTTGAAACCTGAAATTGTATTATTTACAAATAAATCTGCACATTCATGGGATTACGGAATATATAATCTCAGTCATGAATTAGTAGCTGTAGTTGATTTAGATGGATCTTACTTCCACGCAGACTCATGTGATTATGATGGAATTCATAGTAAAGAAGAATATGATGAAAAGAGAAGTCAGTCAATACCAGAGGATTCTGACATAATTCATTTTATAATTCAGGAAGGGAACATCGGTAGATGCTTTAAAGAACTTATAGAATTATTAATGATTAATTACGACGAATACGTAGAATATTTATTCAAACATTTTAGATCTATCCCATTTCCTGAGTTGAGATTTAGTGATAAAGAATTATTACGTTCATATGATAAATTATATAGAATGGATTGTAATGATAAATATCATAATTCATTATCATTGAATACACGTATTGGAGATAGACTTATACAACATTTTCATCCATCTATTTACAGAGCTCACAGAGATGGAGAACTTTCACCGTATGATGCATGGATGGATGACGAGCTGTTGAAAGAATGTATCAAGAACAGAATCATTTATCAATCTCATTTAAATCCAAATAAAATACTCCAAGGATTTAATGTATCCAAAATAGCACCGAAAGTATCCGTATTCAGTGCAGGTAGAGCAAAGATGATTATTTATAAATATTTATCACAATATAATGAAATATTCGATCCATTCAGTGGATTCTCAGGACGTATGTTAGGAGCAATATCATTAGGTAAAAGATATATAGGACAAGACATTAGTCAGATTCATGTTAATGAGTCGAACTTAATGATTGAATTCTTAAAGAAATATGATATTCAATTTGAAGCATCTATAATACAACAAGATATATTTGAATCCACTGGAGAATATGAATGTTTATTTACCTGCTCTCCGTATAACATGAAAGAGAATTGGGATGATGTTGAACTAAAAGACCTATCATGTGATGATTGGATAGACGAATGTCTATCTAGATTTAAATGTGAACGATATGTATTTATAGTAGATAATACTGTAAAGTATAAGGAATATATTGTAGATGAAATTGTAAACAAATCACATTTCAGTGGTAACAAAGAGTATGTAATTATGATTAACAAATAGAGAGGACCGTTTTGGTCCTCTCTATTTATTTTTTATTTGAATTTGATTTCTTCTTTGATCTTACGTTTCAGCTCGACCATGCAACGCATTGCAGCAGAGATTGGGATAATGCTACTAGTCATTCTTCTTGCAATTGTACCAGGAGATGTCAGTACACTTATTTCTTCATCAGGTCTAGATTCAGAATAAGGTTCCCATCCCTTTGGAATAATTTCAGAGATGATCTGTTTATTAGGTCCGTATAATGCAACCTTATCACCAACACCCATAACGTCACCGTGTTCAATATATATTTCAATTAGCACGTCAATGCCCTTAATACCCTTAATTGAATTATATCTACTTTTGACAGGTTCAGTAGAGTCAGTTAATAGATAACCAGCTTTCATTATACTATCATTCTGATCAAACTTCTCTAAGAATTCTTTCTTAGAAGTACCTTTGTCAAAGTATTGCTGAACAACAGCTCCCAAAGACTCTGATAACTGTTCCGGTGCCAATAATGAATACACTTTGATATCAATTATTTTACCAGCATGCATAGTCTTAATTTCTGACTTAGATTCTTCAGATAATAATTCAGCATTTTCTTCATTTAATTTAGAAAGATATTTTGCTAATTCATTATCTTCTACGGAAACATCAAATTTGATTAATGTATCACCGATGTTTACATGATCGCCAATTTTTACCATTGATAAAATATTATTATTCTTTTTGAACTTACCGACTTCTTGATATACAATGGAAGTTTTCATTCTTTCAGCAAGTGATTCTGTACAGATACCTGCATCTTCATATGTGTTATAAGAAGACATGAATCCCATCTTTACAAGAGGTCCAATCGAGAATCGCAAACCATTCATCTTGGAATAACGGAAATATTTATCATGATACGCAAGAGGTTCATCTTTCTTAAATTTTTCACCTACTTTTGTATAGGTAGGTTTCAATTGATTAGAAAGGAAGAAACCAGCACCTGAGTTTTTAACAACTTCTGGTTTAGTATTAATTGCTCTAGTTTTACCAGATTTATATTTTACAACAATGAATCCAATCTCTTCATTTACTTCAATCACTTCTCCATCTTCTTCAGCATTGATAACAAAGTCATCAGAAAGATGGAATTGAACAGCCTCATCATAACCATTTGAGATTAATGCAGGAGATGCATCAACTACTGGTACTATGTGACCTGATTGTTTACCTGCAATTGCAGTTCTAATTGGATCGTCATTTCTAGCAGTACCTGGAGTTAGTAATTCTACAGGAGAAAAGATATTTACATCTTTCAATTCATTAATATCTTCTACTGGTTCTCTGTAGCCCCTAGCATTAGCAATTGTAGGTTCTGTAACAAGTACTTTATTTATACCCACATTGCCGTCGGGGCTCGTAGAAATTGCGAGCTTACCAACTGCACTTGGATCATATGAACGTTTCTCTTCATCATAAGAGTGATCAGAGTTCGATCCTTTGTAACCTTTTGTAGAAACAGTATGTGTTTTACTTACTTCAACAACCGGATTCAAAACTGAATATGGTTCTACAGTCTTTTCAGCCATAAGTTTAGTAATAACACAACGTTGATTCAATGTCATTGGAATTCGTCGACCTGATTTCACATGAATTTTATATTGATCTGCTAAGCAGCTATATAAAATAGATGGGATCATTTCAACTGATCTTACACGATATGATTTATCAGATGCTTTAGACACGAAAGCATTGTCGCATAATAATTTTACTGCATGAATCATTAAACCAGAAGGATCGTCAGGTAACATTAAATCTTTACACACTTGCTTCGTAATTGGATCAACAAGGAATTCATTGAATCGTTTGATTTCAGTAATTCCGTTATATGATCCCCATTGTGAGTAGACATATTCATCATATCCAATTTCAGAATCAAAGTCTTCAGAACGATATTGTTCTGGATGCATCTTTGAAATACCATTTAAAATCAATTGAGCAAATGTTTGAGATTCATATTCAAGTACACCATCAGCGAATCTGATGTATTTTGTTGTCGCTGTTGATTGAGGAACTCGTTTTGCTTTATCATCGAATTTCCAAGTGATATTCATTCTGTCTAGAGTTCTACGCAATCCATTCCATACAATCAGTGTTGTAATAATAGGGATAAACTGTCCAGCAAGTTTTGCTTCAACATACATTGATTGTGTAGGTCCTTTAATAGAATGATAGGTTTCTTTATAAGAAGGAGGAAGGTGCTGCTCGATGATTTCAATAATAGTACGATTATGTCTATCTAAGCCAGTATCCTCATTGATAAGAATTGGTTCATTTCCTTCAATACCAATAAAGAATTCGTTACCCTTCATATTTGTCGGAATGCTGTCACTCATATTATCTTTGATATAATCTCTAGAGAAACAAATTTCACATGTATCTGTTTTGAAACGGAAAATTCTTCTTGATAACTCATCATACTCTAATGAAGATAAATACTTCATGTTCGGTTTACTGGAATCGCCAGGCATGAATAATTTATTATCTCCACTTTTCTTTACAAGAGAGAAAATTCGTTCAACAGAATTCAACGATTTAGTTGCCTTACGACAAATAGTAATCTTGTTGAAATTAGTAGTAAGGATAACTGTATCAGGAGTATCCTTAACTAGAGGATTATAGAAGTTCTGCTTAAGAATAATGAAACGTGTACCATTGATAAGCATGAAACGATCATTCTGAAATTTAGGAATATCTACTTTGACAGTATGACGTTTACCAGTTTCATCTTTCAAATGAACTGTCCATGTTTCTTTAAAATCTAAAGTAGTAGAAGTGTCTTTTATATCTATACCTGTTACATAGAAAGGAGTTTCTTTATCCTTTAACATATCGAAACATGCAACGATATCCTTCATGTATAATTCATCGATGTAAGTTTTGTCAAAATTTGTAAATTTGATTTGAGTCATATTTTTATTTGACGTCTTCATTACTTTAGATTTATCAGTAGCCTGAATCGGAACATTTGAAGCATCTCTTGATAGAATTTCTTCAATTGTTTCTTTACCAACAACTACTTTCTTTTGCTCTTCTCTTAATTTTTTATCCCTTGCACTATTGATTGGAGATGTGCGTTTATTATCAAGAGGAGCTACATTATTTTGAATTTCATCTAGAACTTCTTGTGCAACTTCTTCATCATCTACCAGAATTTCTTGAGCATCTGCAGTGATATCATCTTCAAACTCTTCTAAATTCTCTTCTGTATCTTCAGGACGATCATAATCGTAATTGTCTTCATCATCGACTTCCATACCTGTATCAGTAGTAAGAGATTGGTAACTACCTGCCAATGATTGGAATAAATTATTCTGTTTATTTGATAATGGAGAAACTACTGGATTGGAATGTAAAACAGAATTAGGATTTTCAATAGTTTGACGGAAAATGTCAGGTTTTTCAATGTTCGTATTTCCGATAGCCTTTTTAATCTCTGCATCCATTGCAGCTTTCTTAGCTGCTTCTTTTTTCACTTTCTTTTGAACTGCATGTTGAAGAACTTCTTTAGTTGAACCTGAAACATTCTGTACATATGGTTCCACAGTATCTTTTACGATATTGGATAAAACTTTTTCTTTTCCAGTTTCATTGAGTTCATTCTTTTCTTCTGGAGTAAGATTATCTGTGTAATCATCCAAATTAGCATTCATGATTCTGAATAAAGCTCTTCTGAAGAGATTCCATTGATCCATAGTAATTTTTGAAGGATTAAATTTCAAAAATAAATTTTTAGAGCAAATCATCATGTCAATATCTACTGCACTTTTATTTACTTTCTTATTTCGTAAAAAAGATAAATATAGTAGATATAATGGATTGGCTTTATTCTCTTCTAAACCAGCACCTTGTTTGAATGCAAATGTATCTGCATCGATAATGATAATTCTATTACCACTATCAGGTTTGGTATTAGCAGGTTTGGAAGGTGATAATTTGTCTAAAATAGAAATAAATTCAGGAAAGAATTCAGTATAACAACGCTGAATAGTTAATGAGTCTACAATTGGTTTCATTACTGCGTATAACTGGTCGCAGGAAAATATAACGTTATTCTGCGTATTTGGTAGTACCTTTGTTTGATATGGTGATAACTTTGTTTTCTGTTTAATTAAATCATCACGAGTCTTTTTATCAGTGACATTTAATCTATATCTCTTCTTCATGAATGTTCCAACGGAATATTGAGGATAATATAACTTCCTATAAGATGGAGGAACAATAATGTTGTTCAACATATTCAATGCTCCGTTGAACGTATTTGATAAGAGATAGATGATGTTTGAATTTCCCTCAGGGAGACGTATCTTTCGAGTATAGAGTTTATTAAATTCAGCAATATTAAATTTAATATTCTCGCTAAGATAATAATTATCATCATACTCGAGTTGATATGCTCCGTAATCGAGATTATTGAATAAAACTTCATTCATATCTTTACACCTACTTTCATTGTTTTGGGTTTACCTTAAGAACCTGTATTCAGATCACAACCTTATAAATTTATGAAGAAATGGAGGTTAAACAAATTATGAGCACAGGAGTTGAAAAAATGTATGTTCTTGACGAGGCTGGACTAGATGTGCTCCTACAAGCAGTGTTCCAGATAGTTGAGGACAACTATGTTCGTAGAACTACCTATGAATCAGACATGAGAACATTAAATGCAAAAATTAATGCATTAGATGTAACGGTTAATTATGCGTTTGATATTGATACTTCAAGCGGATATCTCGTTATCAATGTTCCTGATGAAGCAGAAGTAGATCTATCTATCAATGAGGATGGTTATTTAATTCTTAATTCGAATGAAACTACAGATGATAATGCTGTAGCGAGATATTCATTCAATATTGATGAAAATGGCTATCTCATTGCAACAGTGTAAATTAATTCCTGTATTTTGGGATTAATTAAAATTACAAAATAAAATTTGAAAGGAGATAATCAATAATGGCAAAACAGATTAACCTTGGCAAGGTCGTTGGTGATCCTGCCAAAATCAATGGTCAAAATGCTATTACACTGGAAGCATCCAATGGTGTTGAATTGACACAGGATGGTTCCAAAGTAACTCTGAAAGCCCCTGGTATTGCTGAGCATGCTGGAGCTTCAAACCCTCATAACATCACAAAATCTACTCTTGGGTTGGATAAAGTAGAAAATAAATCTGCTGCAACAATTCTTGGTGAGATGACTAAAGAAAATGTAACTGAAGCTTTGGGTTATACACCTCCTACAAAGGATACTACATACGGAGCAGCTACTGAGTCTGCACCTGGTCTTATGCCTGCAGCTGACAAAGCTAAGGTGAACAAGATCATTGGTACTGAAAATCAGTTCCTTGGTTTCGATGCAAGTGGTAATCCTGTTGCTCGTGATATCGCTCAGGATATGACTGCTAAGTCTTCTGCAGTATTCGGTTTCGAATTAGATCTTGATGAAGCTGATCCATATGATCGTGTACGATACATTGGTGAGAATGCTACATATCAGCCTGCATACATGGATATGACTGCTGATAAGTTTGAATCCGGTGACTGGGCAAACGTATGGTTCTTGAAGAATATCAAGCCTGTAATTCTTAACTTCGATGGTACAGTTAACGTTGAACTTGATCGTTTCGATTATACTAAGACAGTTAATGGTGCAGCTGCTACTATCGATGAAAACTGTGCAGGTAACGTAATGGTAGGTATTCCTACTGTATACATGAAGGTAGATGTAACTGCTCCTCGTAAGCCTAAGTTCTACTTCGCAGCAACTAAGGTAGATGATTCTTATCATGCATATGCTCATACTGATGTAAATGGTAATATTATGCCTTACTTCTACAGAGCTGCATATGATGGTTGGGTAGACACTGACGGTAAACTTCGTTCTGTTTCTGGTAAGAGTCCTACTAGATCTCAGACTGGTACTGTCCAGATTCAGGAAGCTAGAGCAAACAACCCTGAAGGCGTTGATATCTGGGATATTGACGTACTTGCTGACCGTCAGTTACTGTCATTACTTTGTGTATTGATTGGTAAATCCACTGATACACAGTCTGTATTTGGTCTTGGTAATGAAAACGGTTACAATGATAAGCCTACTGGTTCTGACGGCAATGGTGTTCTTCCTACTGGTACTATGAACGATAAGGGATTATTCTGGGGATCTTCCAAGAGAAATCTCGGTGTTAAGGTATTCGGTATTGAACATTTCTGGGGTAATATCTGGAAGAGAACTGCTGGTTTGATTCTGGATAATGGTGTAATGAAATGTAAGATGACTAAGGGAACTGCTGATGGATCTACAGCTACAGACTACAATGAAACTGGTGAAGGATATATCAATCTTGGCTTTAGTCCTGTATGTTCTAACTTAGTCAACAATGACTACTATTATGGATATATCAATGATATGAAAGTCAACGATTTCGGTCTCTTCATGAGCACGCTCAATGGTTCTTCAACAACGAAATATTGCGACGGAGGTTGGTTCAGAACCACCGATATCAGGTTTGCCCTGTTCGGCGGTTGTTCGGACGTTGGTTCTAATTGCGGTGCGTTCGCGTGCCTCTTGAACTTTCTGGTTTCGGGCTCGCAC